CATCCTCATCCTCCTCAGCAAGCTGCGATAGTATCTCTTGAAGTGCGGTTTCAAGTGCAAGCTTCTTTTCGTCTGTAAAATTGTCTGAACGGGAGGTAAGTGCGGATTTGATCGAGTTGAACATAGCATAGTCAAGGACATAAGAATCGTCCTTCTTTTCTTCCTTCCCCTCTTTCATGAGTTTCGAGAAGCGCTCCCAAAGTATAGAACGACTTCTGTGGTAAGTGAGATTAGAGAGTAGAGTAGCATCAATAAACTTAGCAAGTCCATCTCGGTTGAATTTCAGTGCCATTTTCAAAGTTTTTCTTTGTCCTTCCCTCCAGAGGACTTCAGCGAGGAGGGACGCGATGTTTTTGAAGGCGCCTTCTTTTCGTCGCTTTCGCTGATTTGTGTTCGGCACTGTGAAAAGTCAAAGTGAAGGGATTTTGGCTCATCCCAATCATCATCTGAGTCAGGGCAAGCAAGCACACGCGCAATTCCTTTCTTTTCTTCAATAGGTTTGTGTGTTACTGGGTGTGAAGCCTTCACCTGCAAGGGTGTGAATTCAGGGTGCTGCCTGAGCAAATTTGCGAGCAGCTTTTGAATCTTTGGGTTATCGAGAGAAAGTTTTTCCTCAGCGGTGTTTTCCACCCACTCATCAGGGAACTCAAGCGCATAAAATTCAACTGTGGCATTTGTTGTCGCAGAGCCTGTTCCACCGGTGCCAGCTGTCCAAGCACCAGGTGAAATAGAATAAGTGTCTTTGGGCTCGGGAGCATTAACGTTGGTAGGGCACTGAACAATCATCATGTAACGTGTAGTTGAACTTGTGACATTAGTTACAGAGGCGACTTCAACACTGCCAGCTGAGGACGAAGAGCCATTATTGGTATAAGTCAAACAGGTAGGGCTCAAAAATCCGGCGCCTGTTGTTCCGGCATCTGCTTTTGTGCCAAGGCTATACACCAAGAAGGCCAAAAGTCCATTGCCTGTAACTTGAGGTATTTCAATCGAAACTTGATTTGAGGCGACTGCGACTACGGCGCCAAAATCATCAATACAAGCTCCAGATTTAATTGGGTTTGCTGTGAAAACAGTATTCAAGTCGTAGGCTCCGGACGATAAGCCCATGGCTTGATACAGCGAAGTAG